CTTGAAGATCAGTTAAAGAAGAAGAATGACTGGTTTTCAATGTTGCAGTCGAAGGTTATGGATTTTGATTTAGAGTAAAGGAAAGGAATAATACAAAATGAAAAAGCGTTATTTTATAGTAAACTATTATTGTCCTGTTGAGGGGGAAAAAGCAGTAGGCAGTGTTACTTTGGCTATTAAAAATGGTTATATCAACAGAAAATCTGCAACAGAAGCAATACACGAATTTAATAAAGAATCAGGTTTAGATATGTATGATATAGTTATCACCAATATTATAGAACTTTCTAAGAGTGACTATAAAGATTGGCGGAGAGATTGGGAGAAAACAAAAGATAAATGAAAGCAAGTTACATAGCGAATTGTTACAAGGGAACGCCAACTTTGAATAAGTTTCACCTGAGTAATGCATTTGTGCGTGGGTTGGTTGGTCCCTATGGCAGCTCTAAAAGTACAGCGTGTGCAATGGAGATATTATTCAAGGGATGTTTGATGCCTGTGTTTCCCGGGACTAATGAGAGACGTTCAAAATGGGCTATAATAAGAGCTACGTATCCTGAATTACATGGTACGGTGCTTGAGACATGGAAGAAGATATTGCCACAAAGAAGCCTTATAGTCAAACTTAGCAATAGGGAACAACCTAGCGTTACAGTAGACTTTACCCATCCAGACGGGAGCAGAATAAATATACGGATGCAGTTGTTCGCTTTGGATAACCCTAAACTTGTGGATAAACTTGGCAGTTACGAATATACGAGTGCTTGGATAAATGAGTGTAGAGAGATACCGAAGGAGATATTTGAGGCATTGACAGGTAGAGTTGGACGCTATCCCGGGAAAATAAACGAGATAGATGATGATGGAAATCTTATACTTGATGGCGAAGGTTTTCCTATGGAAGTTCCTTATTGGGCAGGTATAATAATGGATACCAACCCTCCCGATATAGGACATTGGTTTTATGAGCTTGCAGAAAAGAAGCGACCTAAGAGTTATGATTTCTTTAAACAGCCTCCTGCGTTGCTTAAAGACACCAATACAGGCGAATGGATTCCTAATCCCAAAGCTGAGAACATAGAGAATTTGAGAGGTGGTTATGATTATTATTTTAACCAGATAGCCGGTAAGAGTGATGCGTGGATTAATGTATATGTTCAGGGTAGATATGGGACTACTTCACATGGAAAACCTGTTTATGCAATGTACGATGATAACGTACATTTTGTTAATAGGGGTGGTAAGTCATTTAAGGTATACCCGAATATCCCTATTTTGGCAGGAGTTGACTACGGATTTAACTCTGGAGTGGTTTTTGCGCAATTAATTCCAGGGGGTCAGCTAAGAATTATAGATGAGCTTTTCCAGGATAATATAGTAACAAGAGATTTTGTTAAGGATTTTGTAAAGCCCTATATTTCGAATCATTTTCAGGGAATGGAGATACAATGGTACGGCGATCCCTCAGGCGCTACGAGAGATAATAATGTCGGTAGCACAGGAGCTATAGAATATATTCAGGCTGGAATATCCATGCAACCTGCACTAACAAATAATATAAATCCGAGAGTACAGGCAGTTGCGACATTTCTGAATAGAAAAGACGGCTTTAAAATGTCAAATACATGTGAACTTCTTAGAATGGGATTTATGGGAGAGTATTGTTTTGAAAGAATATTGGTTAGTGAACAACGTTATAGAGACAAACCTACAACGAAGCATGTAAGCTGTCATGTACATGCCTGTTTGCAATATATCTGCTTATCCGCAGATCCAATGTACAGTAACAAGCGATTTTCCAAGATAGAAATACAGGGCGCGCCGTATCATTGGAGTGCGTAGAAAGAAAGGATAGAAGAAGTTGGAATATTTATGGAAACTAATCGGTATATTTATACTTGTTATTTTATTTTTATGGGGAATTAGCAATTTGTCGCAAGAATTAAAAGACCACGATATGAAAAAATTAAAAGACCGTGCTGTGATTGCAGAAAAAGTAAAGAAATTAAAGAACCCTGCTGCGTATAACGGCGTAATAATAATAAAAAAGTACTGGTATGAATATTAGAAAAGGGAGAAATAATTGATAAGAAGCCTTGAAGTCTTATTTTTTAGTAGTATTATTATTTATGACTAATGGTGTAGAAAAGAGTTACATCGCTTTCTAAGCTGGTTGTTGCTGGTTCGAGTCCTGCCACTGTCTCTTATGGGATAGTGTAGCTCAATTGGGAGAGCACCTAAAAATACTTTTTTCGTTTTTTCCTTAGTCATTTTTATAATTTTTAGCCAGTAGTGTAGAAAAGGGTTACTTCTATGGTGAAATCATACTCTTTTCATTTTTCTCTGGCTTTTATAGATTTATATTCAGTGGTGTAGATAAGAGTTTCTTCGATCAGGTGCTCATTGAGCATGAAGGTTTAAACCCTTTACCTCTTTTCATTTTTCCCTGAATTTTTATAATTTTTAGCAGGTAGTGCAGAAAAGAGTTTCTTCTATTCGAATCCTGCTATAGTTATGGCAACAACCTTTTTTCGATTCTTCTCATGCTTTTTTTAACTATTAATTTTACGGAGGGTAAAATGTCAAAATTAAACACAAGGCCTGTTCCTGTGTACACTCACGAAGGAGCAAAAGCAAAACACATTAATCCTGAATTACAGCTAAGACGTTCTGTAATGTCTTGTATGCTTTGGGAAGATGAATTCTATGAGGATGGAGTTTCTATAGCAGATAGAATAAAAACTCTATGTTCTAAGGTAGACGAATTTAAGATTGCTTCTATGGCTATTGAAGCTCGCAATAAGATGAAGCTTCGTCATATTCCACTTTTGCTTGTCAGAGAGCTTTCACGGAGATCATATCCTAAAACAGCAGAAACTTTAACTGAAATTATCCAGCGTCCTGACGAAATAACAGAATTTTTAGCTATGTATTGGAAAGACGGTAAATGTCCTTTGTCTGCACAAGTTAAAAAAGGATTATCAGAAGCATTTAATAAGTTTGACGAATATCAGTTGGCTAAATGGAATAAGAAATCTGCAATAAAATTAAAAGATGCAATGAGATTATGTCATCCTAAACCTAAATCAGAATATCAGGATAATATTTTTGGTCGTTTGATGAATGATTCCCTAAAAGTACCCGATACTTGGGAAGTAAGTTTATCAAATAAAGATGATATTTCTAAAAAAGAAAAATGGGAACGACTCTTAAAAGAAAACAAATTAGGTGGTTTAGCATTACTTAGGAATCTTCGTAATTTTATAGATGAAGGTGTTGATGAATCATTTGTTATAAATGCTTTGGAACAAATGAAAATTGGGAAAATCTTGCCTTTTAGATTTATTTCAGCAGCAAAATATGCTCCTCAATGGGAGGAACATATTGAATATGCAATGTTAAACTGCTTGAACATGAAGGAAAAGTTAAAAGGTCATACTGTACTTTTAATTGATGTTTCGGGAAGTATGGATCAAGCGAATGTATCTGGAAAGTCTGATATAACACGTCTTGATGCTGCCTGTGGCATTGCTATGCTCCTGCGTGAGATTTGCGAAAAGGTGGATATATTTACTTTTTCAATGGCACTCGAACGAATATCATCAAGACATGGGTTTTCTTTGAGAGACAGTATTAATTCAAGTCAGGATCATTCCGGAACATGTTTGGGTGAGGCTGTAACTTCCGTATATGCTGATAAAAAAAGAATTACTAAGACAGGTAATTTTGGATATCATGGAATGCACCCTGTTTATTTTAAAGGACAGGCATTATCTCCTGACAGATTAATTGTTATTACGGATGAACAGTCATCAGACAAAGTTCCCGATCCTAAAGGAAAAGCTTATATGATAAATGTGGCTTCTTCCAGAAATGGAGTTGGATATGGAAAATGGACTCATATAGATGGTTGGAGCGAATCTGTAATAGACTATATAACTGAATTTGAGAAACCATTGAACTAAACTTAATATTTATTTTTCTCTCTAAAGCTCATAGATTAATTTCTATGAGCTTTTTCTATTTATTCAAATATTTGCTTGAAATATTCTTACATCCATGCTATTAAAGTTAATAGACACCAAAATATTCGTTTAAATCTAGTTGAAGGAGAAACAGCAATGTTAGAAGACCAATACATCAATGTGTTAAGAACAGGAAAATTTACAGTTGATCCTAGAAGTAGAGCTAAGTCCGTTATGTGGCAGTCAGTTACTTTTACAGTCGGAGATGAAGCAGAAAATGTAGTAAATGTATCTGGTCAGCTTAAAGATGGGAACGGCAATAACCTTGCTAATGTAGCTGTCGTTGATTTGTATTTCTCAACTACAGCAGGTGCAGTAGAATCTACAACCGGACCAGACGGGACAGTCGTAATTGGAACTGACGGAGTTATTATAAACACAGTTACAACTAAAAAGTATTATCGTATTCAGGCAGATGCAACAGGATTGTTTGATCTTGATGTTACAGAAACAGGGACTACCAACTTTTATGCGAATCTTGTTCATCCAGCTACAGGAAAAATATATTCAAGTGCGGTAATGGCTTATACGGCATAATCCACAAAACATAATAAAATAAAATTTAAAAAGTTAGTTATTAAAAATTGGAGGGCACAGAAGATTTTTGAGAAGAATCTTCTGTGCCCTTTTTGTATATAAAAATCAGGAGGATCGTTAATGCCTATACCGACATCTTCATCTTATCCATCAGGTGTTAAGAGACATTTTTCAGTATCTCAGGGAGATAGCCAGTCGAGACTTGTTACTTCTCTTGGAGAATTTGTAGGAAAACAGTTTCAGGATGCACAGGATAATAGAGAAACAACCGGTATTAATGCAAAACTTTTAAAGAGCCAAAGACAATATAACGGTTCGTATGATGCTGATATTCTTGCAGCAATACGTGAAATGGGAGGCACTGACGTATATCGCAGACTGACTTCAATGAAGTGCGATACTCTTGTCGCATGGATGAATGACATATTGCTTGACCCCAATGATGAATTTTGGGAAATATCTTCTACACCTATTCCAGATCTACCTCAAGGACTAAAATTACGCCTAATTGCGGAAACAGAGAATCAGACAGTTAATGAATTTCAGGGTATGCAGGATCAGATGGATGAAGAAGCTGTAAAACAGTTTGCAGCAGAAAAAGCCAAAGATTTAAAAGACGCTTTATATACAAAAATGAAGAGTGTGTCAGATGAAAAAGCTAAGGCAATGCAGAGACAAATGAGAGATCAGCTTGTCGATGGCAAATATAATGATGTGTTATTGGATTTTCTATTCAATTTTAGTGTTTTTCAGGGAGCATTTATTAAAGGACCTCTTGTAAGAATGGAGAAACAACTAGATTGGGGTCAAGGTGGAATGACAGTTACCAATAAGCCTATCCTGACATGGTATGCTCCATCTCCCTTTGACATATATGCTTCTCCGGATGCAAACAATATAAATCAAGGAAGAATCTTTGAGATTGTAAGGTATACCCGTGAAGAATTATACATGCTCATGGATATACCTGATTCCACCTATAATATTGATGCTATAAGGCGACTTCTTTCCGAATCTAACGAACCAATACAGTTTCAGGATGACTATATAAAAGATGACAGAGATGACCTTGAAAATAAAAATGATATTTTAGAATCCGGTAGCAGCACAAAGTTTGAGGGTATTGAAATGTATGGTTCAGTACCCGGATATATGTTAAAACAGTTCGGGCTTAAAGTTGAAGATGTACTAAATAGTTATGAAGCACATGTTATTAAAATCGGTAACGAAGTTATTCTTGCTACGCTTAATGAAGATCCATTAAATAGACGACCGTATTATATGTCGTGTTATAAATATGTGCCCGGTAGTTTCTGGGGAATAAGTCTGCCTGAGTCAATGGAGGATATTCAAAGAGAATGTAATGCTTCTGTCAGAGCATTATGTGATAATCTTGCAATATCCAGTGGTCCGCAAGTCTTGATTGATCTTGCACAGCTTCCACCAGATGCAAAGATAACAAAACTTTATCCCTATAAAATTCACACCTTTGACGGAACACGCTCTTTCAATACAAGAAAAGCTATAGAATTCTATCAGCCTGCAAGCAATTCTTCTGAACTTCTAAACGTATACAATAGCATACGGCAGGAAGCTGATAATGTTACAAGTATTCCTGGTTTTGCTTCTGGTAACACACAAGTAGCAGGTGCAGGTGAGACAGCCTCCGGACTAAGCATATTGCAGGGTAATATGACAAAGGGCATAAAGAGCCATGTACTTAATATAAGCAAGGATATTCTTAAACCATCACTAAAAATGCTGTTTGACTGGAACATGCTTTTTAATCCTGATGAAAGCATAAAGGGTGATGCACAGATAGTTGTAAAGGGACCTCTTAAAGTAACAACTAAAGAGCAGAAACAGTTAAGAGTAAATGAATTTTTAAATACGACCAATAACCCTACGGATATGCAGATAATAGGATTAACCGGACGTGCTAATTTATTGCGTGAACAGGCAAAAGTTCTTGATTTACCTGTTGATGATGTCATCCCGACTAAAGAAGATATGCAGCATCAACAACAACCTGAACTGCCACCTCCTGAAGGACAAAACACGCAAACAGTTAAAGGACAATAATATGAAGATGTTTACCCCAAGACAGAATGATATGGTAAAAAGATTACATGATAACAATGATTTTATTGAATTCTTTGATTATCTAAAAGAGGACATGGAATTTCTAAAAAATGATCTGATTGAATCAGATGAAAGTTCTTTTCAGAAAAATCAAGGAGCAGCACATTATCTTAGACTTTTAATTAAAGATATTGAATCAGCGTCCGGGAGGACAGGTTCAAAATAGCACAGGTTCGGTTTTTTATACCACCTGAATAACAACACAAAAGAAAGAAAGACAGAGGGAAAAATGCCTACACAACTAGAAATTCTTGAAAAAGACGAACAGGAAGCAATGGACGCTTTACAGAAAAATCAGAACCCGCCCGAAGAAAAAGTAAAAGAGCATTCTGAAAAAACTGAAGATGCCCCTCCATTGACCGAAGTTCTTAAAGAAAAAGAAGATGAGGCGAAGCCTGAAGAAACCAAACCTGAGAAAAAACAGGAGGATAAATCTAAAGCTGAACCTGAGGTTAAACCAAAGACTGATTTTGATTATGAAAAGGAGTTTGAAACTCATGGTTACAAGCTGAATCCAGACAAAAAAGATGACCCACGCTATCTTGCAGGTAGATTCTTTTCAACGGCAGGTAAACTAAAAGAGATTTCAGGCGAAAAGAAAGAGGCAGAAGAAAAATATAAATTAGATTTAAAGGCACGTGAAGATGAATTAGCTGAAATTCGACAAAAGCTATCAGAACGTGAAAATTTAAAACCTGCTGAATCAAATGAAAAATTGGAAGACCTCACAAAAGAATTCGAGGATTTCGACATAGACCCAGATTTTATTAAGAGACTTGAAGAAAAATTTGACAAAAAATATAAAAATGGTGATAAAGCCAACGAATATGAAAAACAGGTAAAACAACTTAGGGAGGAAATGGAGACTCTTCAGGAAAATTCTTATAAAGAAAAATTCTGGAATGATGTTTACAGTAAAACTCCTGAAGCTGAAAACTTATCTGAAGACATTTTCGCGGTATGGCGTGAACAACCTCATTATGGGAAAACTACTCGTAATGATATTTATAAAAGTGCTCTTAGTAGAGGGGATACTGAAACTGTAGCAAAACTTTTCCAAGACTGTCTTGAAGACATTACCGAAGACAACAAAAAAACTGATACCGTCCCCCAGAATATACAATCCAAAGTTTCAGCACAACCTATTCAACAGAGTTCAACTCAGGTTATGGATGGAAAACCTTATTTTACCAAAAAACAAATAGAAGATTTTGATAGCAAGGTAAAGAAAGGTGAAATATCTGACAAGGAGGAAGCTCGAATAGAACATGAAATTCAAATTGCATATATAGAGGGGAGGGTTCGCTAAAATAGGAGAATGAAAAATGGCAGCAGTAGGAAGAGCAGGGAGTTACTCAGATTTTTCGAGTGCGGGTGCAACTAATTATATTCAGCAACTATATGCACGTCAACTCTTAAAAAAATATTATAAGATTGATGTTATATCGAAGATCACAAATAGTTTAGCTGAAAATCAATCCTCAATTAAAGAAATGGGCGATAAGGTTATTTTTAGGAAAAGACCCACAATCGCTATTAACAGTTATTACAAAGGAAAAACCTTAACATACGAAACACCAACTCAGGGTTCGATTGAAATGGATATCGATACCGCCTATGACTGGGCTTTCCAGATAGACAATATTGACAAGTTTCAGTCAGATGTAAATATCATGTCTGAGTATTCTGATGAAGGTGCAAAGGAATTAAAACAGACTATCTGTACTAATTTCCTTGCAGCAGCCTATGATGATGGCAGTTCGGATAATTATGGTGCGTCAGCAGGTGCAATATCAGGTAATATAAACATGGGAACGTCAGGGGCAGACCTACTTGTCACAAGAGACAATGTCCTTTACACATTTAACAACATGTCACAGGTACTTGATGAAAAAAATATACCGGCAGACAATAGACATGTTACTATTCCTCCTGCTTTCTGGAATATGATTCAGTCTTCGGACTTGAAGAATTCTTCATTTTCAGGTGATGGACCATCTAAACTGCTTAGCGGTGCAGCGGTTCATAATATTGCAGGGTTTGATATCCATGTTACAAATTGTGTTCATTCTCAAACTGACGGCACAACCAATCGTACAGCATTTGACATTGTATTCAATCACATGGATGCAATAACATTCTGTATGCAGATTACTAAAGTTGAAATTCTAAGTCAACTTGAATCTACTTTTGGTTCAGCAGCAAGAGGATTAGCAGTTTATGGATTCAAAACTGTACAGCCAGATGCCCAAGGATGGCTATATTGTGCAGTACAAAACTAATAAAACATGTTAATGCTTCATGTTTTATTGCATGAAGTATTAACTTTAAAAAAGGAGATTAAAAAATGGCTTCAACAGTCGATTTAAGTACAACTTATTTTAGTGCAAGAGCAGCTAAAGGTATTTACCAAAGAAGCATTGCCAGTTTTTATATTGATTTTTCAGCAACAGGTCAGAGTTTGGCGCAAAACGAAACAATGACTATTGTTGACCTTCCGGCTGGATGTATAATCTACGGCGGAATGATTGATATAGAAACAGCACAAGCTACAATTAGTGATGTTGATTTAGGAGTTTCTACTGATGGAACTACTGCTGCTGATTTAGCAGACGGCATAACTCTTGCAGCTACAGGTTTTTTAGCTTTTAACAATGTTACGGCAGGCGGCGTAAAGCCAGTTGCAGCAAGTAATCTTGTATTTACAAACAAAGATGCACAAACATTAAATTCAGCAAAAGTCAGAGTAAAAATAGATATAGCATTTTTTACTCAAGATTAACATTTAAAATCCTTCGGGATATTCTAGGTCGTTAGAGCGTTTCTTTCTTTTCTCTTGGCGACTTAGATTTTTATATTAACAAAGCAAAAGGAAGAAACTTTAATTTTAACAAAGGAGAAAAGGAAGATGGCGATTAATAGCAAAAAGGATATACCGGCAGATTACAATGTAACTGTGAATGGAAGATACCTGGCTCGTATGGTAAAGGACAAAGCAGGAATGTATCGGGATGAAATAAGAACCTATAAAGATGGTAGGAAAACATTAGTTAAATTTCCATATACGAAAAGGCGTGCCGGAAGACATGATTTCAGAGAAATGTCAGTTGATGAAATTGAATACGAACATAAAGTTGTAAATGGAGTAGAAGCAAAGCCAACGTATGGTATGCTTGAAAGAGAACTTAATGAAATGCGGAAAGAAAAAGAAGTAAGGAATGAACTTATTCAGAAAAGGAAGGAAGAAGTAATCGCTAAACAAAAGGCTGAAGCTATAAAAAAAGCCAAAGAGAAGATCAACGCTGATCTTATTATGAAAAAATAAAGGAGTTTAAAAGTGGACGCAGTAACCAGCTATGAAACAATGTTGCCGATATTTCTAATGGATTTGCCGGGGGTAAATAACTATCTTGCAAAGCAGGCTCTTTATATGGCTGGAAGAAAATTTTGTCTTGATACAGAATTATACAGCAAAGAACTAGATCCTGTAGATATTGTTGCAGATACTCAATCTTATAGTTTATCTGCTCTTTTGCCTGATAATACCAAGATAATAAGTTTTGGTGACGTAAGATATGGTTCTAGTGCTACTACTGAAACCACTGCTCCTTATTTAACTGATAACTATAACTTATATGAGGAAACCTATTTTAAGTTCGTCACGGCTCCTACAACAAGTATTACAGATGGACTTGTATGCAATGTAATGTTAAGACCTACTGTCGGTTCTACAGGGCTTGAGTCTTGGTTTTTTGATAGATACTATGAAGCTATTAATGCTTATGGTAAATTTTATTTGCTTAGAATGGATAGTAAAAAACCTTGGACTGATCCAAATAGGGCAAAGGATTATGAATCAGAATACAGAGACTATTTAAATCGTTACAGAAGGGAAAAACTTACACAATATAAGAATGGGCTTATTCACGTTGAACATGTGCCTGAGAGGTTTTGATCTATGAAAATAGAAGTAAAAAATTTTAAAGGTGTTATTCCACGTTATGATAGAAAAAAGCTTCCTGCCGATGCAGCACAGACAGCATTCAACTGTGATGTAAGTTCAGGTAGTTTAGAACTTTTTGAGGGCATTAGCGCGGCAGACTGTGGAGGTACAACGCCCTCCAGTATTTCTCCAGTCAAAATTGCCGTGCCTAATCCCCCAACTCTTGCAACTTCCGCAATCTTTGATCCTTCTACTGCAATGACAGTAACATTAGTCTCTTCTGTTACTAGTGACTTGGGAAATGTTACTTTCAGAGATAGATTAACTTATCTATGGTCAGAAAGGACACCATACGGTATTGATTGGGCTTTTGGTCTTGAAGGAACTAATACTAGGGATATAGGAATATCAGGAACTACAAAAATATGGTGGACGTATCAAATAACTATAGGAGAGAAAACAATCCCCACAGTATTAAGGGATGGAAGTACTGCCGAGGATGGTTCTTTTGATTTTTATTCAGATACTTACCTTTATGCAACAGGAAAAATAATAAAACAAGCAGAAGGTATTTTAGGTATAGCATTATATACAGATCATGTTCTACTTGTATATAATGGTGATCCATATCAACGAATAATAAAAATGAATATGAATTATACTGTTCCTTATGATCAGTATCTTACCTACAGATTAACATTTGAAGATCCAGACGATAATGAGGGTCCTCCGAGTGTTATTTCATCTAAAATAACCAGAAGAAAAGGAGATGCAGTTAAACTGACATTTGCAGGTATTGCTACAGAAGGAGATAAAACGCCTTCTAAAATACATATTTATAGAGCAGAACATGGTACTGAGGATGAAAAGTATCATCATCTTGCAGAAGTAAAATATGGTACAGCAACTTATGATGATACTGTTGCATCCAATTCAATATTAGGATATAAATTACCATTATATAATGGGACACAACCTTCTACCCCGCTATGGGGTAATCCACCTGATTCAATGACAGATGTACTACAGATGCCTTCAATGTGGTATGCTGGATACATAGATGATACTGTGTATTTTTCTGGTGTAAGAGACAACAATCATAGATGGCCTTCTGCTTATGATTTAACTTTTGATTATGATATAGTAAAAATAATAAACTCCGGGAATACTCTTCTTGTTTTAACAAAGGGTGGGTGTTATGCCGTATATGGTGATCGCCCTTATGAACATTGGGTATTGGAATTAACAAATAGATGTTGCAGTAGTGCCAGTGCTGTATCCAAACTTGGAGAAGATGTTTATTACATAAGCCCAGATGGGATAATAAAAGCCAACGGTCATTCCGCAGTGTTAATTTCCAAGTCATTTTTTATGCCTAAAGATTGGAGAGACTTAACACCATTGACTATGACATTGACAGCCAGAGGAGATAGATTATTTGCTTTTACAGCTTCTACAAGTGTGTATAACTATATCTTTGATTTTGATCTTGCAGGGGCAAATGTTATAGAGACAGATCGAATCAGTGCAACATTTACCGCAACACAAATGACTTGGAAAAGCAGAGAATATGTATTTGATAAAGCACAAATATTTTCTTGGGGTAGGGTTCTTGCAGATAGTTACACAAGTGTTATTTTTAGATTATACAGAAACAATGTACTTGTTTTCCAAAAACAGGTTTCAGACAACAATGCTTTTATATTGGGACAGACTGAACAACATAAATATTGGTCAATAGAAGTTATCGCAAAATCAACTGTACACGAAATAGCCATAGCTCAATCTGAAGATGAATTTTACGAGAAAACATAATTATGGCAGATAATGAATTACAATCAGAAGTAATAAATGAACTAAAGAATATGATCTATTCTTTAAGACATGATATTAATGAACAAAAACATTTTATTGATGAATTATTAAACAGGAATACAAAAACTGTTGAGTTTGGAACTAACAGTCAGACATTCGATCTTACTAAAAATGAAGGTCCGGAACAAATAAAATATTTTCTTAATGATAAAACTCCTGATGAAAGTTCTATAGTAAAATCAGGATCTGATGATACTGATGGGCAAGATGATACTGGAACTGGAGGTAGTGGACTTATCCCTGCAAAAATAACAGAAACTACTTCAGAGTATGCTATTGCGGACTTATATGCAAATGGTATAGATCAGGCAAGTACGAAGACATCAGTTTGGGTATATAGTTTGGATAATAGGAATGTGGAACTTATTCCCGATGGTACATATATTTTTGTTTCACTTACCAATGAGAAATATTATGGAATATTTCCTGTATCTGAAACATATCCTGTTAGCCTTACTGCTAAAATAGATGATGATACCTATTCAGGTAAAGTATATCCATTTGGATATTCAGGTGGGTATACTGAATCAATTACTATAAAAATAAATTCGATAGCAAGTGGAGAAACTATTCCAAATTTAGGAACATCTTCGGCTAGATTTATGGCAACATTAATAGATTATGACGGATCATCATATTATACAATTGACTTACCGAGGTGGTTATAATGGCTGG